ATGTAGTTCCATCAACTACAGTCATAGACACATAGGAAAGCAGCCCGGAGAAGTTGAGGTTGAGCATCAAGTAGCTCCCTTCACATTCCGGGCTTCTTCCATTTTACGGACAGCACATCAACACACCAGGGTCGCACGACCACTGTCGGAAAACGAAACACATGTTCGATCCAACCGACCCCAGTCGGCGACTAGCGACCTTTGGACTTCTTGGCGCGCACTGCCTCACGGCGCTGCGCACGGTTCAACTTCACCGGTTGGTTTCGACGCAACAGCTCAGTGGCCGCTTTGTAAACGTCAAGCATCGGGTTATCACCCGAACCCTCAACCTCTACTTCAGGTTCAACTTCAGGTTCCACTACGCATCAAGAGATGCGAGGGCTGCTGCGATACGTTCAGCAACAGTAGGCTCGGCTGCTTGCGTTGGCACTACCTCGTCAAGCGCAGCGAAGTCGTCTGTGGCAAGAGCAACGTCACGCGCTGCTTGTGCTTGATCGTCATACTCAACAGCGGCGAGTGCTGCTTCAACAGCGGTGTCACGCGCTGCTTCAACCGGGTTGAGTTGCAGTGGCTTCGGCTCAACTACAGGTGCCGCTTCCAAGCGCATCACGAGTGAACGCAACACTGCGGACCGTGATTCGCCTTTAGCTTTAGCCCACCCGTCAAGACGTTGGATCTGGCTTTCGCTCAGACTGAACGAGTACGTCTTGAGCGGCTCATCCGTTTTGAGGGGACGGCCTGACTTGCGTTGCTTCATTGGTTCTGTTGTTTCTGATTCCATACTTCAACAATAACATTACCTGTGGACGCAAACACATAATTGGCTCCAGGGTCGGCGACAGGGGTCGGGTTCGACGGCGACCTGGAAGCTCTTGCGGTGTTCGGTGTTGGTCGAAAACGCAAAGAAACCCTCTGCCGTCGGTTGACTGCACAGAGGGTTTCTTTGTTTCTAAGCGGAGTTAGTTGCACGCCGGGTTTCCGTGTCCCACTTGCTGCCGTCCCTATCTCGCACACGATGCGCGCCGTGTTCGCTTAGAAGTTCATTGAATCAAGTTTTTAGAAGATGCCCTTGGACCGGTTACTTGCTTTCGTTCTTACTACTCCACGGATTGTGCGCACGCACCGCTTCACCTCAGAACTACTTGCTTTCACCGTTCTCCGCATTCACTCGCGCTATGTCAACATCCATCCACCACCTTCATAAGCACATCTCTGTGTGCCGTAGGGCGCTTCACTTGGCGATCAGCCCGGTACCTCTGCGGTTCCAAGTTCATCATCTAAGAACTTGATTCCTGTACTTGAGAGTCTTTGTTGTGCGGACCCTAACCGCCATGCTCCCCGGTCCTTCCGGTTCTTTAAGTTGCTTGCTTGTGTAGATCAGTATACAGCACCGGTGTGACATGTCAAGTCAATAACAAACATTTCTTCAGATTTCTTTAGATTTCTTTTTCGACCCCCGCAGCCAACTCCCACGCCGGAGCAGTCTTCTTCAACTTCCCCGCAGCCCGACGAGTAGTCACCTCCGCCAGACCCTCGGGGCAATCACCCACAAACGGACACCAACCACACAACGGACCGACACGCGGAACAAACTCCGCATCCTCCATAGCAACGTCGATCTCATGCCACACCCGTTTCAATACTTCAACCGCAGACCACACCGACTCAGGAGTCACATCAGTCGCAACAAACTCCGAGAACGACGTAAACAACAACCTGCCTTCACCGGGTCGAACACCATCAACTTCTTCGACAAGGGCAGCGTAAATGTTGAGCTGCCGCAACTTAGGTGCGCGAAACCACGGCGAAGGAACCTTGCCTGTCTTGTAATCAACGATGATGATGTTGCCGAACACATCACGATCAAGCCGATCCACAATCCCCCGGACCGGAACGCCTTCAATCGTGGCCGAGATGAAACGCTCGGTCGCTACAACCTCAACATCACTCGGCTTCTCCATTTGGAAATAGCCGCATACGCTTGCCCAACCACGGCGGCGAAACGCCTGGTCGTCAGCAAACCCGGTTTCAGCGACCCAAGTAACCCACTCACGCGTCACAGAAAACTGTTCCCACGAATCACGCGCAACCTTACGGGCAGTCTCAATGACACGCTCCTCCGGCAACAGTTGCATCAGGTTTTCAAGAACAAGATGAACGAACGTACCGAGTAAAGCGGCTTCACCCGTCCCACCTGAACGGCCCATCATCTTCTCCTCGTAGAACTTGCGGGGGCATTGCTCCCACAACCCAACACTTGATGGAGATAAGCCAACAGGTTTCTTCATCCGTTCATCCTACCGTCACAGGTAGACTGCGCTTCAGGATGTCCGATACTGCCACCAGGGTCGAACGACCGAAGTCGCCGACTGGGGTCGCTGGCGTCGCCGACCCTCCCGACATTTCTGCCTTTGACAACTAGAATTAGCAAATGGCTACACCTAACGCGATTGAGCGGTTGGTATGGGGGCAGAACGTCAACACTTGGTCACGCCTCGCACACCGGGCGACACAGTGGAAGTACTTCACGTTGCCTTCTTGTAGCAGGCTTGAACTTCACAAAGCCCGCACAGTAGCGATCCCTGTTGCTGAAGTTCAATGGCCGGAGATGTTTATTGGGTTGACTACCCGCCCGTTCTCCCCTGATGTTGTCGGCATATCAGGGATCTCGACGGGTACGTTCATGCAGCAGGGTTTAGATAACACCCGGTTGCTTACTTATGGTGGGGGTTACGGTAAGTGGGAGCAAGCACGGACGTTGATTCCGTTGCCTGCGTCGGGTGAGTACTACCCACGGGGTTGGCCGACACCGAGTTGGGATCGACATGGGATTATCACCTCACCTGACGGGACGGTCCATGAGCTAATTCAGTTCGACCCGCTTGCTGCCCCGGCGTTACCTCCTATCCCTAATCAGGCGCTCATGTGGGGCCGCTGGTTGGACGGTGTGTGCGTTGAGGGCAAACCCTGCACCGCTACCGGCTACGCCCACCACATGCACGTTTGGACCCCGTGGTCGCAAACCGACCCGCATGATCTAGCGATTGTCCTACCTGATTACGTTGGTTGCGATGGGACGCTTACGACCGGGCCACGCGCCGGAGGGAAACTTGTGTTGGCACGAGCGTCCGGTTCGTATCAGCGGATGGTCGCTCTTGGCGGGGAATGCCGTTCGCTTGCCGAGGCCGCAGCGTTGTACGGGTTACGGATCATCGACCGCTCAGGCTTTACAAACAACGATCCGACGAAACCGTTGCAACCGCACATCCAAATCCAAACAGGTAACACTTGGGTTGGTTCTAACGTCGGCAAGTTCACGTTGCTGATGACCGACTTGTTGGAAGCTGAGGACGTATGACCGGGGCCTGGCTTCTAGCGGCAGCGGTGTTTGTTACTTGGAGCGCTGTTGGGTTTACCGTTTCGGTGGTAATCCTGCAAGCGTACCTAACGCGTATTGCACGTTTCGGTTTCACAATGATCGCTTTGACATCATTGGGAATTGCTATCACAGCGATGTTCTTCGCCGCAGGGTTTGTTGCGGAAGACATACGCGCTGAATTGCGTGTGGCGTTTAGCGGGCTTCTTGCTGTTGGCATCATCTGCGTCGCACTGTCTTCGATGGTTGAAACTTCGCTCATGCGTAAACAGTGTGAGCTAATGGAACGGATAGAACGGGGCGATGAGTGGCTGAACAATTCGGAGTGACTACGATTGTCGCGATTGGTATAGGCGCGCTGACAACGGTACTCACTTACATTTCAGGCCGCAGACCTTCACAAGCTGATTACGCTGAGAGACTGTTGAACGCAACGGTCCCCGCAGCGGAGATGCTTGGTAAGCGGCTTGCGGTGTTGGAAGACGATCTTGCTAAGAGCAGAAAGCGTTACGACCGGCTCGAAGCCAGGTCGTCGGCGGAAGCGTTTCGTTGCAACGAACTTGAACGTAAGTTCGCAGCACTGATCGAACATCTCAAACAGGTAAACGTGCCGATGCCTGACAGTTTGATTCAACCGACCCGGACCGCCCGGACACGAAAGACTGACACGGAAGAAGAAGAATGAAACAACTTATTGTTCCTATCGTTGAGAAGGTGTTATCCCAATTCGTCCAAGCGTTCGTCGTGGCGCTGTTCGGCGGGATGGCATTCGGTTGGACCGCAGTTCAGTGCGCCGCCCTTGCGGGAGTGTCGGCGGTTATCACGCTTGCGCTCAACTCGGTCAACTCCGCTGTGATCCCCGTGGGGATGCCGTTCTACACGGATCTCACGTTGCGTGTGTTGCGTTCCGGTGCGTCTGCGTTCCTTGCGTTCATGGTGATGGCACCCGTCCTAGACGTTCAGTCAGGCGACTTCTGGAAAGCCGCGCTAGGAGCAGGGGCCGTTGGCGCTGTCTCTGCGTTGAAAGCACAAGGAGCGCGCCAGGTCGGCGACCCACAGTCGGCTGCGCTGCTTCCCGTGTCGTTCGACTCGGTGATCTCGGAGCCAATGGCCGACTAAAAACAAATAACCCTCCCGCCCGAAAGCGAGAGGGTTACTTGTTCGGCCTTCACAGGATATGCCGGTCACATTTCTGCACCGGACTGTCCCCTCGGTTTTCTAGCTGATTGGCCCCTGATCTGACGGCAAGTCATCGGGTACTTCAATTCAGCATCCAAGGTTACGCCTCACCCTTCATCTGCCTCCCCGCAGTCAGTACATCCGGCGCAGTCGCCTGTGTGGTCCCCAATGCCTCGGGTGGACTCTTGCCGAGTCCGTGACCTGTCACAAGTTTACAACCCTGCAAGGGGTTGCCCTGATGTCTCTACGGTTCCGTCTTCAAGGTTTCAAGGCTTGACCAGAATGTGTAGGCTCCCACTGCGTAGCACCGATGTACCTTGCTCACGTTGATGCCTCCACCAACGCTTTGATTGACTGTTACTGCGTCTTTCCCCGCCGGGGAGTTGCACCCCGCCACACTCTGCTCAAGACTTGAAGCCTTGAAGTTGTTTGCCTGTTGTCTCTCAGGCTTTGCCGTTGCTTTCTGTTCCTCGGCTGGAACCGTCACCGTGATGAGTAGCGGTGCGCTACTGCCACCCTTTCCCCTCTGCAAGCTCATGCTCGGGTTGTGGTGTGGACTTGAGTTGCCACCTCGCCATTTTGTGAGTCTTGGGTCTGACCCCGGCGGTGGCTTTCTCTATTTGGTTTGGTTGATTCCTTGGTTGTTCTCCTTTGTTCTTTCTTGCTTGCTGCTTCCTTATGTAGTTAAAGATACTACAGGTCATATTAGGAAAGCAAGTCAAGAACCACTATTTCTTTGTGACTCTTGTCACATCAAAAACCGACCACCCACAAACCGCCCGACACCCCGACTAGCATCGACCACATGGACTCAAACCTTTCGGCTGAAGACCTAGATCGCTACGTCGATCTGGTTGACCACGAGATGTACGCCCGCCAAGGAATCGTCATCCACGCCGGGCAGTTCCCCGACGACAACGCCCCGCACGGAATGAACGACGAAGAAGAAATGATATGAGCCGCACCACCGCACAACTCCGTGTCCTATGGTCGCCCGCTTGCACCGGGCCATTCGCATCCGTCCCCCTGTTCGGCGGCGCGTCGATCAGCGTCCGGGCATCGACCGTCGAAGCATGGCAAGCACTCAACGCCGTGCTTATCAAGTGGAACTACAAGGCCACCCCACCCGACTGTGGTGCCTACAACTGCCGTGCCATCACAGGCGGTACTCAGTACTCCCTACACGCCTACGGGATAGCTGCCGACATCAACTGGCAACAGAACCCCTACGGCCCGGTCCTCATCACCGACATGCCCCGTGGGATGGTTGACGAGATCAAAGCAATCAGAACAAACAACGGGGTCGGTGTGTTCCGCTGGGGCGGCGACTACTCCGGCAACAAGGACGCGATGCACTATGAGATCGTCGCTTCGCCCGCTGAGATAGCAACAGGAATAGCAACCGGATCGCAACCGATCCCAACACCGGAGGATGAAATGGCAAGCAGTTACCTAAGATTGAATCAGCCAGGCGACCCTAACCACGGGCGTGTCGAAGTGATCGACGACTTCAACCGACGTTGGATCTCCGCTGAGGAACTTCCGTTGTTGATCTTCTTTGGTGCGAAGGTTCAGGATGTAAACCTTGACACGTTCACAAAGTTGACGGCTAACAAGACGGTGAACCCGATTGTTGTTAGCGGCGGTGGGGCTGCTGCACCATCGTCGGCAGAAAACGCAACAGCAACAGCGAACCTTTTTTCTCAGCGTTTGCAGTCGTAATGGCTAAGGGGAACAGGGTTGTCATCTACAAAGACAAGGCAGGGTTGTGGCGTTGGCGGGCAGTCGCCGGGAACAACCGGGTGATTGGTGCTGCCGAGCAGGGGTTCAGGTTCCGGTGGTACGCAGTCCGTAAAGCGCGTACTGCGTTTCCTGATGCGCGTGTTGAGTACGCTAACCACGACACTGAGGCTTAGAGCGTCAGCGTTCTTCCCAACAGTGCTAGTTGAACAGTGACTCCTGATACAGGGGAACGGGTGACAACATCATGTGGGGTGTTGGGAATGATTCAATCCGGTCGATAAGAACATCGACGCGTCCTTCTTTGGTTGCAGGTTGGTAACTCCCTTTCCAAGCCTGGTCGATTCCGATGTTGCGTGCGACGTTCGTTGAGTCGGCAGATGAGAGGGGTACAAGTTGTGTGATCGCAGGGTTCAGCATCCGTAAACCATGAAGCTTGGTTTTGAGTAAACCATTCTTAGTGATTGCAGGCAGGCAATCCGCCAACCGGTCTAAACATTTTGATGGGCTAGAAACGTCGTATTCCGCTGCTGAACCTAACGCTACTCGCGGCCATTGGTCGGCTAACCGCTCAAGTCGTTCGACGGATTCGTTGAGATGCCACACCGGGACACCACGGTGACCATGCGGCCATTGTGCGGCAAGATCATCATTCTCACTTTCAGATCCGTCGATTACGTCAGGGATGATTGCC